CTTGTGCGTCAGCTGTGCACTCGCCGGCATTAGCTCGGACAATGTGTCGTTGATCGCCGCCTTTGCCTCGTCGATGATCGCCAGATTGTCCTTCACGGACTGTGGCAGCTTTTCGTAGTCGTACGGCTTAAACAGTGCTTGTGCGCGAGCCATCTTAGCCTCCGCTATGTGCGGGCACCATTGCCCTGTCACGCGCTAAGTATGGCGCCAAGATTGTGACGGAAGTATGTCCTGACGATCACAGGTCCGTGACCAATCATCACAAACGCGTGATGATGCACCGCAGCATGTTGCGCCTGGGCAACACTGTGACATTCTTGCCGATCGACCCACCCCCACCCCCAAAATTCGTGATCGCGCGCGGCGCGATATGTCCGCGCAAATTTTACATAAAATCAAACATACATATCTACGCCCCGGGAACAGGAATCCGGAAGGATTTGGGAAGTGGGGAGTAGAATTCTCTTGACTTTTCTGGGACTTAGGGTTATACTTGCGGATAATGGAGTAGTGTAAATGGGCCCTGAGCGGAGCGATTGGGCGGTGCGTTTGCCGGGCGAAGCTTGCGCGGTGTATGCGCTTTGCGACGGTGGAGAGGTGGTTTACATCGGACAGAGCAAGTCGATCCATTCGAGGATCTTTACGCATCGAAGGAACTATGTGAGGTGGGTAATGGGGAAGCGATTGGCATCAGGCGAGCCGATCGTGCGATTTGATGAGGTTTGGGTTCACCACTGCGAGGAAGAGGAACTTGATCGTATCGAATGGAACATGGTCCAGAAGTACAAACCCAAGATCAACAGGACGCTCAAGCCAGTAGACAAGGTGGAAACTGACGTGAGGTATGGGCGGGTGAAGATTGACTTGGACAGGTTGGGACTAAGCAAATGGACGACAGGTTCAAAGAGATCATCGCGAGACTTTGTGAGAAGAGTCTAACGACAAAGATCCGCCCATGGCGGGAAGTGGAACGTGAGTTCCGCGCGAGGGACAAGTACCAGAGGATCACACTACCACAGGTAAGGTTCTTGGAGGATGAGCCAGCCGCTGCCTAGCATCCAACTCTTCCGCGAATCGCATGTTGCAATCGCGAGGATGTTTGCTGTCGGCATGACGCCCCAAGAAATTCGTCGAAGAACAGGCTATTCCCTCCGACGCCTGTCGCTTTACCTCAGAACCCCTGCATTCTTGGACCTGATCGAACATGAGAAGGCGGACGCACTCGAAGGTTTCAATGCGCAGACCGATGCTTACGCCGAGCTCAAAACCGAGAACGGGCTCCTAGCAGAGCAGATGCTCAACGACAAGATTCACGACACCATCTCCCGCAACGAATTCCTTCCCACTCGCGAACTCATAGCCATCTCTGCCGATTATGCAGATCGATTCGGCTATTCGAAGCGCGCGGAAGTCCAGCACAACCATTCCTTCGCCGACCTCCTTGACAAGGCAATCGAGAGGTCTGGCAAGGCAAAGCTAATCAATGGAACCGTAACAGAGGTTCCGGTCAAGGTTGGATTTAATAGGCGCGTTTAGCGCAGGGGAGGCCGTTGCTTGAGTCTTGGGCTTGTCGATTGGCTTGCTAGTGTAAGTGGCGATCCGCTTGCATACGTCTTGGGTTGCTTCCCCTGGGGCGAGCCAGGGACGCGCCTTGCAGCGTTTACTGGCCCTGAGCCTTGGCAAGCTAGCATCCTTCAAAGGATTCGCGACGGCCTCCTCACTCCCGACAAGGCAATTCAAGAAGCAACTGCCTCCGGCCACGGGGTGGGCAAAAGTGCGCTTGTTTCATGGATTATCAAGTGGGCAGTTGATACAAAGCCCGATACTCGTGGAGTGGTCACGGCCAACACCGAAACGCAATTAAAGACCAAGACTTGGGCCGAGCTGGGGAAGTGGCATCATCTCTCACTCACAAAGGACTCCTTCAAACTCACAGCCACTGCTTATTTCCATCCGGAGCATGAGCGAACGTGGCGTATTGACATGGTGCCTTGGTCCGAGAGGAACACTGAAGCATTTGCTGGTATGCACAATCAGGGTAGGCGAATCTTGGTCGTCTTCGACGAAGCTTCAGCTATACCTGACGTTATTTGGGAAACAACGGAGGGTGCCCTTACCGATCGTAATACGCAGATTATTTGGTGTGTATTTGGCAACCCAACTAGGAATACGGGTCGATTTAAGGAGTGTTTTCCGGGCGGTATTTTCTCCCGCGCGTGGCATACAACCAAGGTCGACTCGCGCGAAATCTCGTTCACCAACCACGAGCAAATCGGACACTGGATAGACGCCTATGGTGAGGACTCAGACTTCGTCCGCGTTCGCGTCAAGGGTGCGTTCCCACGCGTGGGCGAGCAAGAGTTCATCTCAGCTGAGGTCGTTGACCAGGCAGTAGCTCGAGAAGCTAGTTGCTTCCCACATGAGCCCTTAGTCCTTGGTGTTGACGTTGCTCGCTATGGCGACAACGAAACCGTGATCTTCGTCAGGAAAGGGCGGGATGCACAATCATTCCCGGCGGTGAAATTACGTGGTGCAGATGTGGTTACGGTGGCTGGCAAGGTCAACGAGGTTTCTTCGCAGTATGACGCCGACGCAATCTTTGTTGATGGCGGTGGTGTGGGCGGTGGTGTGGTTGATTGCCTACGCAGTATGCATGTACATTGCTTTGACATTAATTTCGGAGCGAAGCCTGACGCGGTGGGCTACGCTACTGGCGCCGAAGGCATCCTATTCGCCAATAAACGTGCTGAGATGTGGGGCACAATGCGGGAGTGGCTCAAGACTGGCGCCATTGCCAACGATCCCGCTCTCCGCGCACAACTCATAGGGCCAACGTACACATTCAACTTAAGGAATGAAATTCAACTCGAAAAGAAGGAAGACATGCGCAAACGTGGGTTGGAGAGCCCAGACATCGCCGATGCGTTGGCCCTTACCTTTGCAATGCCAATCCAAATGCACCTAGGAGCAGGAGGTCAATGGAACCAAAAACCCAGGGTCGAGTCCGACTATGATCCGATCGCCATGTTCGAAAAGGAGATCGGCCACGAGCGCAATCGAAATCCTTATGGGGAGGCAGCATAATGTTCGGCGGAGGTTCACCCGCACCTATGATAGTCCCGCCTATGCCTGCGCCACCTGCACAGATGACGCCACCAACATCTGCGAAACCACAACGCAAGCCGTCGGCACCATCATTTATTGGCCAAGCACTTACCCCCGGCCAAGGTGAAACTGGCGCTCGCTCACTAATTGGCGGCGCACCCACAGCCCTTGGTGGATGAGGTAGATAATGGCAACAGTTCCTGGCGATCCAGGCAATGTTATAAACTTGGTCCCCACAGGATCTACGCCTGATCTTGTAGATCTGTTAATGGCGGCGTCGGTTCACACCAAAGGTGGACAGGGGATGTTTCAAAAGCCCACTGGTGGATATTCTGAGCCTGGTGCCAAGCGTTGGCAAGGATTCCAAAGCCGCTTCCCAAAGGAGTACATAGATCCAGAGAAGGCCAAGGGCACTCCAATAGACCCAGAGGTGCTCGATCCTTCCGTGCCCAATTACAGGGGCAAGCAAAGTTACGGTTGGGGGGTGACTTAGTGGCCACCGCCCAATACGGTCCCGGTCGAGGTCGCGCTGACATCAGCGCCGACAAACCTAGAGGTGCCGAGATCTATCGCCTCCCGCCAAAGGAGGACATGGACCTGCGCAAGCAGGCAGAAGGGAGACTCATTGGCCTCCGCGTTAATCGATATTCTTGGTGGGTACATTGGCGCGAATGTGCTGATTATATGCTCCCTCGCCGCTATAAGTGGATCATCACGCCCAATCAGATGTCTCGCGGGAGTCCTATCAATCAGCACATTCTTGACTCTACTGGCTCTCTTGCTGCTCGCAATTTGGCAGCTGGAATGATGACCGGCTGCACCGACCCCACCAAGAGGTGGTTCAGGTTGAGGATTGGCAGAGAAGACTCCACGATGACCTCGCCCACATCATTGTGGCTCTCAGAGTGCGAGCGCATCCTCAACCTGATTTTTCAGGAGTCCAATTTCTACCCCTCGATGGCGGTCCTTTACTTCGACCTTGTGATCTTCGGCACTGGCGTCATGTTAATCTACGAGGACTACGAAAATGTCATCAGGTGTTTCAACCCATGTCTCGGTGAATATTACCTTGACAATGACCAGTCCTTCTGGCCGGCTGTTATGTACCGAGAGTTTACCCTTACCATTGACCAGTGTGTCCGTGAGTTCGGAATTGAAAACGTTTCTCCTGCTGTGGCTAGACTCTACCGTGAGGGCAGCGCTAGCCTCACCCGCGAGCTTGTTGTCGCCCATGGAGTAGAACCCAATGACGACGCACGAAAGTTCGGCATCCCAGGACACTTCAAATACCGAGAAGTCTATTGGGAATGGATGGGAACAGCCTCCCCGCAGGGTGGCGCGAGCAGCCCTCCTGGGATTCTTAGAAAGCGCGGTTTCCACGAGCAGCCTTATATTGCAGTGCGATGGGATCTCGTATCGAATGATCCCTACGGACGATCTCCAGGCATGGATGCTCTTCCCGATGTCAAGCAGCTCCAACTCGAAGTAAAGCGAAAGAACCAAGGCATTGACAAGCAAGTCAACCCGCCAATGGTGGCAGACATCCAACTCAAAAATCAACCTGCTTCTCTCCTGCCTGGTGGCATCACTTACATCAGTGGAATGGTATCCCAGGGCCGTACTGGATTTGCACCTGTATATCAAGTCAATCCCAACTTGGCCGACATGAAGGAGGACCTCATTGAAGTTCGAGAACGAATCAAGGAGACGTTCTACAACAATCTCTTCCAGACAATTAGCCAGTATGAAACGAGAAGCAATGTCACGGCAGCGGAGATTGATGCTCGCCGATCTGAGTCCATGGTTATGCTCGGACCAGTCCTCGAGAGACTATGCTTCGAGGGCCTCAAGCCAGCTGTTGAACGCACTTTTGCAATCGCATCCAGAGCGGGCATCTTTCCCCCAGCTCCCCAAGAAATCCGAGGAAAAAACATAGAAGTCGATTTCGTCTCCATGCTCGAGCTTGCGCAAGACGCAGCGCAGATGGCCGGAATAGAGCGAATCATGCAAATGGTCGGTCAACTCGAAGGCGTACGCCCCGAGGCGATCGATGTCGTCGACACCGACTATGGGATTATGAAGGCATCCCACCTCCTTAACAATGATCCCAAGCTGATCCGCTCGCCTGCCATGCTCGAACAGATCCGACAACAGCGCCAGCAGCAGCAGCAGGCAGCGCAACAAGCCGCTGCCGCAGATCAGGCGCAGAAGCTCTCTGCTGGCGCGAAGAACCTCTCCGACACCGATGTTGGCGGTGGACGCAATGCACTTCAGTCAATGATAGGAGGCCTCGGTGGCTAAACGACGTTGGTGGGTACCAACAGCGTGCAAAGAAGGCGGTTACGTAGGCACGTGGCCCTTTTTCGTCGACATGGGAAGGAAGGCCAGATGGGCGCATGAGAAGACGCACCCTAGGTCGAAGGGATGGGTTAATGTTGAAGTCCGCCGAGCAACCGATGAAGAGTTGAGGCTAAACCTTCCAGGCTACGAAATGACGGAGGCGTTCTATGGCCGATAGCAAAACCCACGCAGCAATCCGCGCGCACCTTGCAAAAGCCCGGGCGTCCCACGCCCAAACCGGCAAATCCCTCGACAATATTGAGGAGATACTCTCTGCGCTTAAGGGCGCTCAACCACAACAGCAGCCTGCCGCACAGCCTGCAATGTCCCCCGGCGCAGGGGTATCTCCTCTTGG